CCGGCTGGGGCAGCCGCCCCAGCGCCGCCGCCGCCGCCGCCGTACCGAAACGATGCGGTCGCCGTGCTGTTGCCCGCCGCGCCCGCGAACCCTTGCCCAGCCGTGCCAGCGCCGCCCGTGCCCGCCGTGCCAGCCGCGACGCCGCCCCCGCCGCCGCCTGCGCCGCCTGAGAGCCCGTTTACGGCGCCCGCAGCGCCGCCGCCACCTCCGCCCCCGCCGACAGCCGTTGAGGCGCCGAAAACCGAATTTCCGCCGTTGCCGCCGACCGCGTTAGTCGAGCCCACGGCCGACGCCGTGCCACCCGCGCCGACCGTGACAGCCATGACGGCACCCGGCGTGACGCTGACGCCGGTCGCATGGATCACGCCGCCGCCGCCCCCGCCGCCGCCGTCGAGCGCGCCCGCCCCAGATTGCCCGCCGCCGCCGCCGCCCGCGACGACAATCACATGGTCGATCGACGTAAGCCCGACCGGCACGGTAAACGAGCCCGACGCGGTGAAGACAGCCAGCCGGTAAACGGTCACGGCGCGAGCCCGACGCGCCGGTTATGCCCGCCGAGAATCCGGCCGATCTGTCGGGCGACCGCTTCGGGATCGAGCGCACCATTCACGACGACGGTCGTGCCGCTGGGCGTGCTCGACCGGGTGCTAGCCGTCGACACCCGGGGCGCGCTGAACGATCCGACGCCGGGCACGCTCAACCCGAACGGGCCCGGTAGGTCGATATGCGGTAGGTGAATCTTCCCGATCAGCCCGAGCAGATCATCGATCTTCCCCTTGACGAAATCGACAGCCGACAGCAGCGCATCGAACGGCGCCGTCAGGATCGCCTCTAGCCCAGACCATGCCGTTTTGAGCGCCGACACGACGGTATCCGCGCCGCTCTTGATCTTGTCCCAGATGTTCTGGACAAAGCGGCCGACCGCTTTCGCGGTTTCGGTGATCTTGTCCCATGCCGCCGTGAAAAACCCGGTGACCGCATTCGCGACCGTCTTCGCCGCCGATTTCACCGCATCCCAGACCGCGAGCACGATCGTCCTAAATGTCTCGCTGCGCTTCCACAGCAGCACGACGGCAGCGACGATGAGCAGAATCGCGGCGACGACCAGGAAAATCGGGTTCGTCAGGAACGTTGCTTTTTGCACGACCTGAATCACGATCAGGGTCGCCCGGTAGACCTTGAGCGCGGCGTTCACGGCGAGCACCGCGATCGCGAGCCCGGCGACGATGCCGACCAGAATCCCCACGAGTTTCGTATTCTTGCCTACCCAATTCGCCACGTCGGCGAGCACGTTGGCGAACGTCGACATAGCCGGGAGCAGCGCCGTGCCTAGGGTTTCCTGGGCTTCGGCCATGCTCACTTGCATGATCTTCATTTTCCCGGCAGCGGTATCCGCCGCCGCCGCCGCCGAGCCACCCATGGAGTCGGTCATCTGTTGCATGATCGAATCCATATCGGCGGTTTTGACCGACGTTTCATCTAGGGTCGGCAGCAGTTTCTTAAGCGACGCCGCCGAGCCGCCGAACCCTTTCGCCATGGCTTTCGACACGCTCTCGACGCTCGCGCCGGTCGCCGCCGACACGTCGAGCGCGAGCGCTAGGGCATCCTGCGATTTCGACGCGTCGCCGGTCGCCCGAAGTAGGTTGCCCATGGCTGGTCGCAACTCATCGTCAGCGACGCCGGTCGCCCGGGACATAGCGTCGATCTGCTTTTCGACCGCCGCGACCTGGGCGTCATGGGCGCCGGTCGTGCTCTTGAGCGTCTTCGCCAGAATGGCTTGCGATTGGGCGTCTTCGGCGGCAGCGTTACCGGCTGAGATAGCGGCGGCACCGATGCCCGCGAGCGCGGCGGCAGCGGGGAGCGCGGCTTTCTGAATGCCGCCCGCGAATTTGCTTGACCGGCTCGCCGTCGAGTCGAGCGCTTTATCGATCTTGCTCGTGTCGGCGAGCACGCGCACGACCAGATCGGCGGTAGCCATTCGGTCACCTCCGGCGCTTGATTTTCTCGGCTTGCTTGTTCAGCACATCTAGCGCGGTCGCTAGCACCTCGTCGGGCTCGTCGTACCAATCGCGGGGCGCGGTGCTGGTCGCGACCGCGATTTCTACAATGAGCCGGGTTCGGCTTCCGGCTCGAAAGGGCGCCCGTCGTCGCCGCTCGTCTCGTCGTCGTCTACCGATTCGACCTGTAGCACTTCGGATTCCCAGCGTTCATAGGTCAGCGCGCCGTCGATCGCGCCGGTACGCCGAGCCGCCGCCCATGAAATGAAGGTGAGCCAGCCGAACGGCGCCTCTTTGATATCGGTAGGCCAGCGATGCTTGCGCGAGGTGCGTTCATACAGCAGCAGGTCGCGGTTGTCGGTCTGCACTTCTAGCGGCTCGTGACCCTCGCGCACGATCATTACGCGCGGGCTGTTCAGTCTCACATCGCCCATTGCTAGGCACCTTTCACGGTTCGCAGCGCCGCGTCGGCGTCGTCTTTGAGATAGCCGACCGCAACGGTTCCGGTCGAATCCATAGCCGGGCGCATGTAGGGGTGGGCGGGCGTCGTGCTGCTCCCGTATTCCTGTACGGCGGCGTAAACGCCTACTGAGGCGACGACCAGCACGGCTGTGGGCGTGACCCTCACCGCGTGCACCGAACGCGCCAGATCGCCGGTGAGCACGGGCGCCCGGGCGGCAGCGTTCTGCGCGGCAGCCCGCCCGGCTTTCTCTAGCCCGCCGCCGTCCGCCATCTTCTTGGGCACCTCGCGCAACGTGTCCGCGAAACGGTCGGCGCCGTCAATCTCGATCCGCGCCGCAGCGGTCACGGCGCGTAGGTGTAGGTCGGTGCGCCGACGATCGTGAAAGCGAAATCGCTGGTCATGGTCTCGCCGGTTTCGTCGCCGCCGAAATCGAGCGGGTCGATCACGAGCGAGCCCGCCGCCTTTGTCACCGCGCCGGTATTGGGCACAAACTCGAAGTCTTGTTCGGTACCCGCTTGATCCTGGGTGAGCGCAAAGAATCCGTCGCTCTCGGCAATATCGGTATCGATGTTGCCGCCCAATTCGTAGTCATACCGCACGGTACCGGGCTTGACCGTGCCACAGAGTTTCGTCACCGAATCGCCCTGATCCTTGCTCGCGGTGATCGTGGCGTTATTGACCAGACACGACACGTCAAGCAGGGTGCCAGTCTCGCCGATCTTGAGCGTGCCGGGCCCGAGCGCGACGCCCTCGCCTACTGCCATAGCGGTTTCCCTTTCTAGTGAGTCGCGACGCGCAGCCGGAGGCCGGGCATCTGCTGTCGGTCGTTAAACGTGATCTGGGCGGGCTCGGCGAATTGCACGCGCGCGACGGGCGCCACGGCGAACGCGACCAGATCGCGAAAGCCGTCGCCCTCATCTACGGTCTGCGCGGCGTACGACGCCGGGAGCGTGACGAGAATTTCGTAGGTGTCGCGGGCCATTTCGCAGAGCCGACCGTCGTAGGTGGTCTGAATCCACTTCGGCCACGCGGCGCCCGCCGTCGCCTGATCGGGCGCGGTCGGGTACGCGGTGAGCCCGTCGACCGTCGCGAGCGCGGCGACCAGCGCGGCGCGTACGGCGCCCGGTCGGGTCGCGGTGTCGTGCGGCGTCGCGAGGCTCACCCGATTACCTGCGTTCGGTAGGCGCGCTCGTGCTCGTCCACGAGCGCGTCGTAATAGGGAATCCGGGCGGGCCCGTATTCGGAGGCGTCGAGCCCGACCATGCCGAGCGGCAAATTCCGGGCTGCTATCTCGCGTTGCACGCGCCGCAAGATCGCCTGCTCTAGCGGCGCGGGCACGGTTTCGGGAACCGTGCACCGCGCCGCCTGATCGGCGGTAGCCGTGTCGAGCATGCGCTGTAGATCGGCGTCGCTCAGTACCGGCGCCGGTACCTGCACGTACGCCCGAACGGCTGCCAGATCGAGAGCCATCGTTTACGGCGTCACGACCGGGATGATTCCGGTGACGTTGCTGAACGCTTCGGGCGCGACGTTCAGGAAAGCGCCATATCCGGCATAGCCGACCAATTGCCCGAGCACGTCGGGTTCCTGGACCTGCATAAGCCCGTCAACGTCTTCATACCATTCGGCCAGCCGCGACGGGCCGATGATCGCGGCGCCCGCCGTCATGTGCGGTTCCACGACCAGCCGCAGCCCGAGCGGCGCGCCGCTGGTGCTGGTCAGCGAGAGCGACGGGTAAGCCGGTGCGCCGGTCGTGCCGACCGTGAATCCGCCCATGGCTGCCCACACGTCGGGCGCTACCCACATCGTGTCGGGGATCGCGCCGCTAGCGGCCGACAGGGCGCCCGCTACGGCGCCGTACAGCGCCTCGTTGAGCCCTTCCGGCGTGCCGTCGCTGGCAACGTCGGTCGTCACGCTGGTCTCGAATTGCGCCGTCGCGTCGTC